CAGCCGATACAAAGTTGATATAAGCACCGGGAAGTTCTTTGTTTTGTGAGGTAAATGTACCACCACCTAAAGCCATACTATTTCACCTGTCCTTTCATGTATTTTTCAACTAAATTGTCAACGGTTTTCATGGTGTAACTTTTATCTTCATCAAGAAGGGCATCCACCAAGTCCCTTCTGTTTGCAAAACGGGCAGATGCAAGAATCTGTTCCTTGCTGAACATTGGTTCAGTCTGTTCAGACCTTGCAGCAGTTCCCGTTGTTGTCTTTTTTGCTGCCATAATCAACCACCTTCCTTCACATCCGTGCTTGCCGTCATAGTTTCCATTGGTGTCTGATCTTCCGTCTTGACCGTGAAAAAGTCATAATTGACAAAAAAATTCAGAACACCGTCAACCACCTGATGATTCATTTTTGAACCCCTGATTGGCTTGGTATCACCGTCTGTTGTGATATACTCTAAACAGTCATACATTCTTTCAGCCACATCAGCACATTCCCGCTGCTTCTTTGCAGACTGTGGGAAATACTGGATGCAGAACTGATTGGTACGTTCATACCGTTTGCCAAGGAAAAGGTTGTTGTTTGGGTTCAAGCAAGCAATAAAAAAACAAGGCTCTTTCAAACCTTGCTTAATTTCTTCATTGTGGATTTCATAATCATCCCCAAATTCTTTGTTCAGGGAACAACTGATTGCTTCAACTATTGAATTTATCATTTACCAAGTCCCCCTAAATATTTCTTGATTTTGTTTTCAAGCACCTTTGGGGCAATTTTCTGTAATTCCTGTTCAGATATGGTCATCATAAACTGACCCTTGACCCATCCTGAATGATTGGCTGTCCTGTGTCCGTACTCAACATAGGATGCGTATTCAACCGGGTTCACAATTTCAATGACATAGGTATCACCAAAATGATTCACCGTCAGGCTGTCAGCATAACCCTTTGCTGATGATCTCTTTGAACCAGTCCAACCACGCCTTAATGTACCGCCCTTTTTTCCTGAACTTGCCGGGTACTGTCCGACAGGTGTTCTTTTGACCACCATGCGAAGCAACCGGGCAGCAAGTTCCTTTGCACACGATTCCACAAAGTCATCAGGATTTTGCAACTTTCCCAACTGCTGCTGAAAGTCTTTCAGACCTTTGCAGTCAAATCTTCCCATTCTACCCATTTACGCATATTCCTTGAACAGTTCAAGTGTAATTTCCTGATGCGTTGGATATGTGGAAGGGACACCGCTGCGGGTGTAGTCCGTGGTCACATTGTCCTGTGTTACTGTCAGTTTTGACCCCGCCTTGATGGTTACATCCGGGGAAACAAACAACTTTGTGCTTTGCGTGATCGTTGCTGCTGATTCTGACTGAATTGCTGTTTGCAGTTTTTCAAAAGATAATCTGCACGGTTGGTCTTGTAAGACTACAACCTCTGATTCTTCCATAAGTTTTGACTTCTCATTTTTTACCTTTTGCAGTTCTGTCACCGTCAAAGTACCAAAATAGGTTGCTTCAATGGCTTTCCTTGCAGCCTTTTGTGCTGCCTGAATCTGTTTTACCATCTGATACGCCTAAATGAATTAAATTCAGCCTTTCCATAGGATAAAAGGTAATTGATGAAAGAAGTCAGTCTTTGTTCAGGGGTCATTGAACCTTCACCAGTCGCAAAAACCGTGTTGGTGTCCCCTGTCTGAATCTGCTTGACAGCATATTCTAAATCAAACCCGGTAAGATCATCAGGTGCAAAGGTTTTCTTGGAAAGAAGAAATTCACCCACTGCCATATCAACGGCAATGTGTTCCAGTCCTTCCGGCACATCATTCCAGTTGATTTCATTCTTGATTGTGCTGCGTACTTTCTCAACACAAAAGGTCAAGGCAAATTCATCATCTGCCTTGACCTCATAACCGAATGATTTCAACCGTTCTTTTACTGTATCAGTATCAAACATTGCAACCATCCTTTCAGATCAGAAATTATCCACGGGAAATGATACGGGCAATCGGAACTGCCTTGTGTTCAATGGTCTTGGTATCAGATGCAACCAGTGACCAGTTCTTGCCGTTCCCTAACTCTGTGTTAGTTGGTGAATTGGTTTTCTGATCTGCCTTGAGATAAGAAACACCTGAAACAGAAACAGCGTGACGTTTACGGGAAATAAGTGTGTCCTCACCGCCCCTTGTCTTAGCATCACGCACCATTTCATAAGGCACTTTTGCACCTACATCTTCAAATCCAATAGCACCTTCACCAAGGATATAAGTTGTGTACTCTGTATAAGCATCCTGTGCCTTGATACCTTTTCCTGTGTCCTCTGCAACAGCTTCAACAACCTTAGTAGGTAAAGAATCATCAATGATGACCAGTCTGCCGTTCCAAGTACCCATTTCAAGATCACGTTCAATACCCTGTGCATCTGTATACTTTAAGTATGCAAGCAGTTTCAGATTTTCAAGATTAGTAGCAACCGCACTGTGACAGTAAACTAACTTGAACTTCTGCTTGTTGTCACCGCAAGCCTTCTGAATGGCACTGTTCAGGGTGGTTGCATCCATCTTCATAGTGTCATCAGTGTGTTCAGCACCCGCCTGTGCAATATCATAAGTATGTGCTTCAACAAACGCTGCATTGGACTTCTTAATCTCACCCGTTCCAGTGTCTTTCATCCCAAACACACCCTTTAAGATTGCAAGGATAACATCCTGATCTACACTGTTCCAGTAGTCATTGATCTGACTTCTTACGTTTGCCATGAAGTCAGTACCACCTGTTACATCATAACTGAAATCTGCTTCTGTCCAACCGTTCATTCTACCGTAAGTGAAAACACCCTGTTCAAAGGTGTCAGTCTTATCCGGTGTAACATTGTCAACACCGTCATAGTTCTGCGGTGTGCCGGAAAGCAGACCAAAGAACGGTAACACTGCGTAAACAGTACCAGTCTGTGAGTTGTTCACAAATGTGTCACGAAGTCGTGCATCACCAACGATTGCACGGGATTCACGCAACTTGTTCAGTTTCACGTTCGGAATTGCACTCATGTACTTACCGAACGCCTTTTCGTTAAAACTTTTAGCATCAAATTTTGCCATGTTTCAATTACCTTCCTTTCATCAAATTAAATCTGTGCATCCGGGTTTGCTTCCATGTAAGCGGTAAGTTCGTCATAACTCATTTTTGAGAAATCGACCTTTTCACCCTCACCCGGTTTCTGTTCCCCTGATGCTCCCGGCTGAAAACCTTTGAAATTCTGCTGCTGTTTGGTCTGCTTCTGTGCTTCAAACAGGAACTTGGTGTCATCACCGCTTGTCAGCTTCTCAATCTGTTCAGCCAGTCCCTTGACGTTTCCGTCCTTGTCAAGTTTGGCATCATTCAGTTCAAGTAAAGCCTTGACCGCCTTGATGTTCTTTGCCTTTGCACCTGTCAGTGCCTTTTCAACCGCAAAATCAATTTTCAACTGGTTCAGTTCGGATTCATGGTTTGCCTTGGCTGTGGCGTTCTCTGTCTGCAAGTCCTCAATCTGCTTTTTCAGATCAGCGTTGTCCCCGGCAGATGCTTTCAGGGTTTCTAACTGCTTGTCACGGTCACCGACCTGTGTTTTCAGTCCTTCAACCTCTGTCTGCAAGTTCTTGATTTCTGTTGAAGCAGTACCCTTTGCGTTCTCAATGTCATCACCATTGATTTTCATTACTGAATCAGCCTGTTCCTTGGTAAGTCCTAAATCCTCTAACTGTTTTCTTGTCATTTCTATACCATCCTTTCAAATACGTTTTTATACGGGGTTACTCCCACATGATTGATTGGTTTTGTTCGGTTTACGCTTGACAACCCGCAAGAAAAAAGACACCCGTTGCCGGATGCCTTTTCTATGTACTACTTGACCCAGTAGCCGGGAGATAATCAGGATCACCATGCCTTTCTCATTGTGTATGTTTTCATGTGCCTTTTATCCCCCTTTCTGACCTCATATAACAGCCATATAGCAATTATTACAGGTCTATTGATAACTTGTTAAGGTATGAAAAAAGCACGGTTATTTGACCGTGCTTTCTATACTCTATCTTTGAAGAACTCACACCATTCAGGATTTTCTTCATCAAATATTTTTTTCTGTTCAGGTGTTAGGTTGTGCGGATAATCAGCAAACATATTGAATACTTGCTTTTTGTCAAAACTGAACAGCCATTCACCGACTGAATCAGGTGTATCTTTCCACCAAATCTGATCTGTTTCATTGTTCTTGTACCAGTTACTTGACATCACCCGTCACCCCTTTCTTCTGACTTTCTACTGCGGTATTTATATACCCAAGAATTTGTTCAAATTCAGTATTTTCATTGAATGATTCAACATCCATAAGAACAACCGATTTTTCCCAAACCTTGCCGAATTGCTTATCAACTGTTTTCCTACATCCAAAACGCTTATTCAGTGTTGCAGCCATTGAACCATAACGGTCAAATGGCATCCACCCGTTCTGAAATTTTGATTGAAGTTCCAAGTATTCAACACCGCTGTCAACCCGTCTGACAATGGCTGCGTGTTTACCAGTTGCAAGATAGTATTCTTTATTCAAGACAAGGTTATTCAGGACTTCCATTGTTCCTGAAATCTCTTTCTTGACCATTGTGATTGAACCATTCACACCCGGTAATTCCAGTATTTTCTTAATGTTACTGTTCATAGAAAATACATACTGACTACTGCCACCCCTGAAATCAAGAACATCAAGCCCGTTCCTGTTTCCAATGTATGCAAAAGCCAGTGAAGAACATGAACCCTTGGTCATATCTCCACCCGCAAGCCTTTCAATGATTTCATCAGATGACAACGGCTGTGAAAGTTTCTGAACAGGTCTGTGTTCAACCTTGTCCGCTTCACACGCTTTCTGAATCTGTTGAAATGCTTCACTTGGTTCTTTTTCTTTGATTGTATCATCACTGTTGACTGCTTGCAAGTCTGACTTATCACCATTGACAAATGCCTTTTCCCATTCCTTATAGGTCATATTGCCCGGTACAAAGTAGGTCTTGCCTGTTTCTTCATCCCGTGCAGCACGTTCACCAACAGCATCAAATTCATCATCAAAATATGGTACTGTGGTTGAACGGCAATGAACATGAAACGGCGGTGCGGTCACACCAACCTTCCATTCAGACATAGGGAAATGCTTGCCGTCCATACCCCGGCATATATCCGAAGTGTGGGAATCCAGTGTTGCCACAATCTCAAACTGTTCAACATCCAGTTCAGTGAAGCAGTCCTTTTGTGCTGCGGAACTGAAAAAGGCTTCTTCTGTCATTACCAACCGCCCGGCGTTGGTCTTGGAAGTGTTCATCTTCCGGGCAATTTCATCAATGGCTTTCTGTGGGTCTTTTCCCAAGATGATGTTCTGTGTCAGGGTGTTGTTCAGTTCATTGACCAACTTCTGACGGTTGCCCCATATCCTTTCACTGAAATTCTTGCCGTCAACCGCCCAAGGCTTATTGATGACCTTGCTGATCTGCTTGTCATCCAGTGCGGAAAAGTCCCAACCAACACCCACGCCCTTCTGAATTTCATAGGCTGTGTGATAATAGCCGGACTTGTAAACATTCCGCATTGTATTGTCAATGCTGTCAAGTTGGTTTCCAAACATGACTTCAATGCTCTGTTGGGTCTGCAACTTCAAGGCTTCAAGTCTGCTGATATGGAATCTTGCAGATGCGTTTTCAAGCTGCTTTACCCAAGTACCGTTGATCGCATTTTCCTGACCGTACTGAATGTACTGGTTCACATCCCATTTCAGTTCAGCAAGTTCCTTTGCGTTCAACATCCGCTTTGCTTCTGCAAGGGTTACCCCATTGTTAGATGCAAAACGCTGATACCATGCAGCAATCTGACCTTCAAGTTGCTTTTGTGCCTGTCGGTATTGTTTTTCAATATCCGCATAGCACTGAACCCCCTGTTGGTGTGCAGCCTGTTCAAGCAGTTCAAAACGCTTCTGCCAGTATTCACCGTTATTCATCTACTTCACCGCCCTGACTTCCCTGTGACGGGTCACCTTTATTGTCAGGGTCATCATCTGCACCGTCACCGTTTTGGTTCTGTGTACCAAATGGGTCATACTGTGCAAGCATTTCTTTCTGTGCTTCTTCCTTCTGCTTTTTCAGGCGTTCCATTTCAAGTTGCGGGTCATCTACCCAAGGGTGCATACTGATGATTGTTTCATCAGAAATAATTCCCTGTGACTTCTGACAGTTATCAATAATATCTGATTCATTCATCAGCATATCACGGTTGAATACCACATCAACCCCATCTTCTTCACCTTCAAAATCACCCTGTCCCGTATTGGCAAGGTGGCAGTTGACAAACCAAAGTACATCATCCATTGTTGCCTGTGCTTCTGATTCCGTATCATTGGCATCTGTATCAATGTCAGAGTACATTGACTGAATGTTCATCTGATTAGGGTTGCCGGAAAGTCTGTCATCCTTGGCATCATAACCCATTGCGTTCTCAATCAAGGCTTTCTTGAAGATTTCCACAATGGTCTTGTAATTCTCTGCATTGACTGTGATTTCAAGGGTTTCAACCCCACCCTTAGTATCACCGTCATATCTGACCTTTACTGCACCATAGGTTGCAAGATTCTTCCTGAACTCACCTAAATTAGTACCGTCATAGTTCTTTAATACCAAAATGGTGTTCCGGGCATCTTCTTGCATATTGTTTTCAAAGTCAGACAACATCACATTGATACCATCCTGTAATGACTTGACCTTCTTAATCAGCGGTGTTTCCTGTTCATTGGCTTTCAATGGAATCAGGGGAACACGCTGCCAGTTTAACACTTGAACATTTCCGGCAGCATCCGTCATTGTAACGTGCGGGAAGTCTGCGGTTTCATTGTTCACAATGTCAGGAATCAGTTTCCCGCCATCAAGAATGAACAGGTGAACCCCATTCAGATCATACAATTCAACCTTTTCAATGAACTTCCTTTGATTGCCGTCATAGGCAACCGTCACATAATGCCGGATGAAGAAATCAAGTTCAGTATGTTCAGAATCTTTCCAAAATGGCAAAATCTCATAAGCGGGGAAAAGCCTGAAAGCAAATTCACCCCGTTCATTGTAGTATGGATATAGCCAAGCAATACCGCCGTTATATGCAGCTTTGCCCGCACTTTTCAATGTTCGCATGAACTTCTTGTCAAATATCTTTTTCAGCAGTTCAATGTATGCAGTGTTTTCACCGCTTAGTGTGAACGGCTTACCAAACAGATAATTGGCTTTCTGATTGACCATCTTTGCATACTGGTTATCAACAATTCTGTTGTTTGGTAGGTTCTCAACAACTTCAAGTTCCCCACCTTCACCGATCATTGTACGCTTGCGGTGAATTACATCATGGTCACCGTCATAGTACAAAAATCCTTTTATCTGCATCAATCTACGGGGTGAACACTTCCATGCTGCAATTTCCTTTTCAAGAAATTCCAAGTCGGTCATGTGTGCCTTTGCCCCTTGCAATATGAAATTGCTAAGTTTTAATGTGATTGCATCCACAAAGGAACTGAACACGGTTCAATTCACCCCTTTCATTGCATAATAAAATCAAAACCCCTGAAAACACTATGTTTCCAAGGGTATGTGTTACTAATCTGTTTCTAATATCTCAAAAAGTAGTTATACAGGTGTCATAGGCGGTCACCGATTGCAACCGCCCCGGAGTAAGCATTTGACAACCTTTTCCTACCGTCCAAAAAGAAACGGCTGCTGACACCGTGTATTCTACCCGGTAATTGCTTAATCAAAACTAAAGGCATCACCTTTTACCATCTGTTCAATCGCATAACGCATTGCATCCATCAGGTGGTTGAAATCATCAATAGGGCGGTTCAGTTTCTTGCCCGTCTTGGCATCCTTATCCCACTGATAGTTGCTGATCTCTGTGATGAAATTCACGCAACGGGGATGAATGATAATGTGATAGTCCTGTATGAAGTCAATGCCGTTGTTGATGCTGTCCTTGCCCTTCCTTGCTTTCCTGATTCCTTTCAGACCCAGTTCACGCAAGCGGTCAATGCTCTTTGGTTCGGCTGAATCGGCTGTGATCTTCTCTTTCACATATCCCATCCGCTGAACCTGTTCGGCAATGGCTTCATTACTCATACCCGGCTGATACATTTCATCAAAGACCCAAATGGTCTTGCTTGACTGATCTATCAGACCACAAAACAGTGCTGACGGGTCATTTGTATAACCAAAGTCAAGACCGAATATAGACTTGACCCCGGCAATCTTCTTGACTTCATCAACACTGAACGCCTTTTCTTCCCAATTTTCATAGACAAGACCGTCTACAATACCCCAATCACCAAGACCCGCCACTTTGTAACGCCTTGGGTTTTGCTTCTTCATGGTTTCAAAGACTTTTAAGTCTGCCTTATCCAACCATTCATTGCACTTGTAATTGGTGGTCATTGCAAGGGTTTCATCATCTGTGTTATCAAAAAACCGCTTCTTTATCCAGTGGTGTTCATTCCACGGGTTCAGTGTAAGGGTTATTTGCTTGAACAGTCCTGAACCGTCAGGAACAGCACCACGGATTGATTCATCAAGCATATTGAAATCATCTTCTGAACTGATTTCATACGCTTCTTCAATCCACATCCAACACAAGCAACCGATATCAACGGTTATTGATGTTACTTTCAGTGGGTCATCCAGTCCCCTGAAATAAATCTTTTGACCTGTCGGTTTATAGGTCATTTCAAGTGGTGATTCTTTGATTTCCCAAAAGGCATCAACACCAAGGCGGTGAATCGCCCACTTCAATTCTGTGAAACAGGAATCTTTCAGGGTTCTGAAAGTCTTTCTGACCACAAGGGTATTTGCCTGTGGGTATTTCATCATATTGGTGATGTACCAAAGGGCAGTTGTTTTTGATTTCTTGGATGCACGGCTGCCCTTGCATACCCTATATCTACCTTTCCAACGCCAAAAAGTACCGTAACCCTTACCAACCAGTTCAGGCAGCAGCACTTTCTTCTTGCCGGACTTTGTAGCCTTGTAATCTTCCGGGTACAGGATAAACTTCTGATACCCAAAAACATATTGTGAAGATATTCTGTTCTTGACCATAGACGATCACCGCCTAATCTTCAAGGGCATCTTCACCAGTGATAACAATAGGCTGTGTGATATTCACATCAATCTTGTCATTCCACATACCCAAATGCTTACCAAGTAATTCAAGTGCTTTCAGCTTTGGTGAAATCTTCACTTCCCTTTCAACACTTGACCCGGTTTCTGATTCAGACTGTTTATATTTCACGGATTCAATACAGGCAAGGTCATCTTCTGATGCACCGTCTTTTATTCTTCCGTGACTGTCAACAAGGTCTGTCATTTTCACAAAAGCAATGCGGGCAAGTTCTAAAACAACCCTGTCCTGACTGATTCCTGTTCTTTTGCTGCGTTCTGCCATTGCAACACTAATTGCCTGTTGAACCTTGACATTTGCCAACATCCTTGAACCTTGCTGATCTGCTGTTTTTGCCGAATAACCCGCACGAATGGCTGCTTGTGTTGCGTTCAGGTCAATCAGGTATTCTTCA